CATGGATTACCTCCTCGGGTGCATGGATTACCTCCTCGGTTCCATGGATTACCTCCTCAGTTGATTGCATGAATTATGGTATGTATGAATGAAAAACAGTACGCCTTTCATTCATTCAATTTTTTTTAAATTTTCGTAAAATCGTAATCATGCATCATATCTAATCGTCCAAATAACTATCATCGGATAAATAGTGGTGAAAGGGAGAGCACTCCGGGTGAAATGTAACGCGTTCCATTTCGCGCAGCTGTTTTGCCGAGAGAAGCCAGAGAATGGTGGCCGCATCCCCGTTTTGTTTCAACTGTTGAACCACGCAAATGCCGGTTTCTTCGCGGCCGCCGTGTTGGCCGATGACAATTGCATTATTGGAGTCGCGACACTTGAATGAGCTGAAGAAGATCATGCTTTTGGAATACACGTCCGGGTCAAATGACGGACGAGTAACGTATGGATCCGTGGTCCAACGAGCGGACCCGGGACGTGCCTTGCCCGGGAACACGTTTGCTTTTTGTGAAATGAGCCAAAGCATTTTGAGCGGGAACGTGTCCTTGCGGCGACTGTACATATGCGCGTGCCGTAAATCGGGTTCCATGCGAACGTTGCGTTCAAACATCGCCTTGAAATCGGCCACCGTGCTGCATGCCACCAGCTCGTCCGATCGCGAATGAATGAGACACCACAACATTTCAATCATCTTTTCTTGTATTGAATATAGATGCCGGAAGTATCCCGATGATAAGGTGGGAAATGGTTCGTGTTGGTGGCGAGGAAGGTGTAAATCATAGTAAATTGGATGTTGAATAATAAAAATACCGTTATTTTTTATTCGTATAGGGATGTTAATGTTTTTTAATCATCGCTTGCGCCCACAGTCGAGTATGTGAAGTTCCCAGTTGGTTACGTCCATTTGAACTCTCAGTATGACCACTCACACCACCCTGTAACTCCCACCCTTCAATCAACATTTCATTCACGCGCTCGGTCAATCTACTCGTGCAATTCTCTACTAGAATCTTGTATTCCGTTTTAGTTGGTATCTCCAACGTCGTTCTTTCTCTCGAATTTTCCGTTTCCAATACCATCTTCTGAGTCTTTCCCTGCGATGCTCCCATTTTCGTCGTGTTCGTTTGTTGCGTCGGTTATGATAGTAGCAGTAGCACTAACAGGTTTGTCATAAAAGCATTCAATTTTATTCTCTGTCGCATCCGTCGCCTCCGCTCCCCACGCCCCCCACAACAACACCCCGCCCGCCACGATAAACACAACCGAAAACTCCCGGTCGCTTGGATATTCCCGTATAAATAAAAACAACGCCGTGAGGAAAAGCACAATGAATGCGACCACTGATACGATGCGTTTCACCTCCATTCTGTAATACAACAATGTATATTTTTATTGGTTCCGCTACGCTGATTCCATTCCATTCCATTCCATTCCATTCCATTCCATTCCATTCCATTCCATTCCATTCCATTCCATTCCATTCCATTCCAGTTGTTTTTGATGCGCCACTCTTGCGTGCGCTGTTCAAACACTTCCTGCTAATATTTTTGGTTTTTGAGAAGTTCAGAATATTCCCAAGCATCCAATTTCTCTCTTGTTTTGAAAACGGGAATTGTTTGTGGAGCATCTGGGCGTTTCAACCTGACCCAAGTTGGCCTGCATTGGGATGCATTTTCCTTTTCAATTGTGGCCAGCGATTCTTGGTTCAATCCGATTTCGCGACGGAACCACTCTTGTGTTGTTTCTGGTTCCGGTTTCATTGCCCTGTCAGCGGTGGGTCCTTGGCCTTTGAAGACGAGGCTTCCCAACAGGCTTCTCAAGGCCGTTGTTGTTGCGGTTGTTGTTGCGGTTGTTGTTGCCGTTGTTGCATTGCGTTTCACTATATTGGCCCAAGACATTTCTGATCATTGAATATTTAATTTTCCATTTCAAGTTTTAAATCAATTTTTCATAAAAATGCACATAATCTAAAAGAAAACAAGGTATTAAAGTTATTACAATGAATGGAATAAATACAACATTTTCTCTCACATGAGTGAATCCAGTTTAACAACAATCAAGTCCAAGTCCAAGCCCAGACGGGTGCGCGTGATCAAGCGGACGCCCAATGCAGAACTGCTGGACATTCACGGCGATATTTGGCAGAAGCTGCAGTACTTCATTGCGCAAAAGAAGATTCCCAATATCATATTTCACGGGGTGTCGGGCTGCGGCAAAAACACGCTGGTGTGGAAGTTCATTCGCAGCATTTACGGGAACGACCGGGGGGCGCTGAAGGATTACGTGATGCACGTGAACTGCGCGCACGGCAAGGGCATCCGGTTTATCCGCGAGGACTTAAAGTTCTTTGCCAAAACCAACGTGGATCTGAAGGACGGCGAAATATTCAAGAGCGTGGTGCTGCTGAATGCGGACAAGCTGACCACGGACGCGCAGTCGGCGCTGCGCCGTTGCATTGAGCTCTTCAACCACTCCACGCGCTTCTTCATCGTGGTGGAGGACAAATGCAAGCTGCTGCGCCCCATTCTGTCGCGGTTCTGCGAAATCCACGTGCCGGAACCCGTGGTTGGCGGAAAGCAGGTGAATTTGCACACGCACTTGCTGCACACCACGTTTGCGGGCGCGGCATTGGACAAGTTCAAACAGCAGCGCGCCGAGTGGTTGGGGAAGGCGGTCACGGTTCATCAAGCGCGCGACGCGGCCGCCGTGATTCGGTTGGCGAACGAGTTGTACGAGCGGGCGTACAGCAGCACGGATTTGTTGCAGTGGTTGGAGGCCCGCCCCGAGTCCGACCTGCCGGCGAATCAAAAATGCGAGAAGCTCATTGCCTTCCAGAAAGTGCGCCACGAATTCCGGAACGAACGGTTGTTGTTGTTGTTCATGCTGCATTTCATGCTTTTTCGTTCCAATGACAGTTTAGAAAATATATCATTCATGTAAACCCCGCGCGGACACAACAAAATAATGGACGACTTTTCTCTTTCCAACTTGCAGGATTCGCGCAACGAATGGTGCGCCCGTTTGGTGAACATTTTAGCGCCCATGATGTCCGAAGGGTTCCGCTCCATTTTTGACGAGGCGTGGAAGCTGTGCGAACAGAACAACGAGACGGGCAAATACTTGATGACGTTTCAGAACTTTCTCTCGCGCGTGCCGAAGTGGAACGCCACGATTATTGAGCAAGAGACGCAGCGCATCGTGGACCGCAGCGGGTGCGGCTACTTGGCCGACCTGGTGACGTGCGTGCACATCATTCAGCTGAAGAGCTTGACCTGCATGCGCGTGGGCAGCAAGCAGAAGAAGGTGGACATCAACGTGCCGCAGCTGAACGACTTCATTCACAAGGTGTACGTGCATTGCGCGCGCCGGCTGTACACCAACGTGTACTTGTTTGAGCGCGGCATTCCGCCCTTGACGGTGCAAAAAAACGGGCGGGAATTGGAGATCATCATTAAGGAGTGCATTTTGGACAGCATTCGGGACAGCATCCCGCTGGAAATGATTCTCAAGACCTACATGGACGAAACCATTGAAGACCACACGGAAATCAAAATTAAGGAGGAGATTGTGTCGCAAGAGCCGGTGCACGTGGAAGACGCGACCGCGCAATCGCAATCGCAATCGCAATCGCAATCGCAATCGCAATCGCACCCAGTCAACGATGCGGCCGTCATCGCGGCCGGGATTGAGCCGAGCTCGGATGCGTTTCCCTCAACAAATGCAACAAATGCAACAAATGCAACAATCAAGTTCAACGACGTGGACAGCGCCATTGACACAAATAATAACGAGCACGCGATTCACGCCCCGAAAACGGAGGACCGATTGGAACAAATCAGTAACGAGAGATACATGCAGCGTAAATTGCAAGAGGAGGAAGACGACGAGGACGCGCAGGACCGAATCAAAATTGGGGAGGATGTGCAGCTGGACGTGTTTGACGTGCACACCATGGATGAGCCCTTTAAAAAGCTGAATTTTGATGCACCCGAACTGGACGACATTGAAATATTAGCTTGAATTCATAATTCGTAAAAAATACCAAATGATTCGTTTGTGGTATAGTATATACTTTACTATACTTTAGCAAACCCAATGAACCAAAGCGCTTACATTGTCAGCGGCATCATTGCCTTTGTGTTTTTGGTGGCCAAATTCATTGAGTTGCGGTTCACCAACAATAATAAATTCAGCGAAGAGAATGAATCAGTCAAGCCGATCAAGCTGTTGATGCGTGACGCTCTGCTGGTCTACGTGTCGTCGCTGCTCGGGTTTTTCTTGGCCACGCAGTTTGAAGAGCACGCTGCGGTTGGGTCTTCCGCTGTCAAAGAAGTGGCGGCATTCACGGGCGGGCCGGACTTCTAACGGGAACCTTAGGTCATCGCAGTAGCCTTGTGTCCCGTAAACCCTCCTCTTCAGAAAACCTACGGTTTTCCGATTTATAAAATGAATCAAATTATAATTAAAAACATACAAAACAAACAACATACAAAACAAACAACATAATCCCCATATAATCAGCATGAACACCCCGGCGTGGAACCAATATTTGCGGCTGTTTGCGGACTTGGGCGCCGATGCGTTCCGACACATGCAGCCCAAGCACGCCGTGCGCAAGTTCTGCGTGATTGTGGAACCGCGCCAGCACCCGAACTTGATTCCCGTGATCAAGAACTTCATGTTCCTGCTGCAGCACACGGGATGGGGCTTGGTCGTGTATCACGGGCCCGACAATGAGCAGTTTGTCAAAGACGGCCTGCGGAACGCCATTTCGGATGACCACGTGCATTACGTGCGCATGATCCCGCGCAATTTGACCACGGGCGAATACAGCGCCATGCTGTGCAACCCGTTGTTTTGGCAGTGCTTGCTGGACGGTTTCCAATGCGAGCACGCGCTCATTTTCCAGTGCGACACGCTGCTGCTTAAAGGCGGCGACGCCGTAGATGCGTTTCTGAAGTACGACTACGTGGGTGCGCCGTGGCCGGACCAGGGCATTCGTGCAACCATTGACAACTGCAGCCTGCAATTCACGGTCGGAAACGGCGGACTGTCGCTGCGCAATGTGCGCGTCATGCTGGCCATTGCACGCAATCATCCTTATGACAAGGGCGGCGCGTGTGTTCCCGAGGACGTTTATTTCGCGTTCTGGCTCAAGGCGCACGGAGACGTGTATTGGGTGCCCAGCAGCGAGGAAGCCAGCGCGTTTGCAATGGAGCATCTTTATAACCCATGCGCGGCAGGATTACACGCGCCGTCGCCTGCATTTAATGAAGATTGTGAAGCAATGATTCAAGCGGCCGGCCATGAACAATTGATCTTGCAAAAATCATGCAGTGTGACCAAATATTAAAATTTTTAATATATTTTCAAATCATATGTTAAAATACCAGCAATACCAACAATACCAACAATACCAACAATACTAAAAGACAGAACCATACATTTAAACATGAAAAGCATGAAAGGAGGAATTATAAGGGTCGGGAATCAGACTCCACGGCAAGCATTTACACAGTTCATGACGCATTGCACTGATGTGCGAATATTGACGGACTCATCCAGATCATCCATAACTTTGCATTGTCATGGATGTCCTCCAAATCAGTCGTCATACCGTCACACACGAATGACAGAAGGATTTAACCGAACAAGTCTGAATCGCCGTGTTACACAGTGTCTTATCAAACTGATCATGACAAGCGGTACAGACAATGAACCCATCGTTCCAAGGCGGTACCTATCATCAAATTATCGGCATGATAGGACTGACTTCAAAATTGAATCAGCCAATGGCATTGATCAAGAAGTGCAAAGACAACACAGTATATACATGCGTTCTTTATTTCCAATAAATGCTGTAGGCAATCCCCCTCCTGATCAATGTGCATTCTCTCCAGTTTGTCCTGCAGTAATAGGTTATGCAACAGCAATCGACAACCCAGCCGTTACATGGCTTGCGGGTATGATTAATGCTAAGCTTCAAACACGAAATCCGATTCCAAGACCCGGTGAACCCGCTGCTACAACAGCACGTCGGAACGACCGCCAAATTCTTACTGATTTTTTCACTCATGCCATGAGTTTGATGCCACAAGGAGGAGGGTTGGGCATTGTCGTAATGGAATTTATGGACGGTTGTACGACATTGGACAATTTCCTGCTGACCGCGAATAGTGGGTTACAGGCAACCCCCGACCAGATACAGTATGCGTATCAATGTGTATACATGCAATTATACAGATTGGGTGCATTGGGAGTGTGGCATCGGGATTGTCATCCTGGCAATATACTGATAGATATGAGGCACGTGTATAGCACTGTGAATGGGCGTAATATATATGGGAATGCGTTTATAATAGACTATGGAATTGTTACTGATATTCCTCACGCATGGGCTCCAGTAGAACGTGATCGTTATGGTTTTCTTGGGTATGGCACGGCGCTTGGTAACGCGTTTCCCCATTTTAATATGAATACTGTTCGTGAAACGATAGCTAATATGTATGCTTATAACAGGAATTATGTACTAACCGCCATTGGTGCAATGCAAGACGTGCCCCCTGGTGTAAATTTATCATATGATAACTTCTTAGCATATCTTATGCCTATTATAAATCCGCAAATAGCTAATATGCCACGCCTGAATGGAGGAGGTCGCACATCATCTGATAATGCAAACAAAAAAGTGAGTTGGGATGAGTTTGTTGATATGATCATAGATGACATGAAACCCCCAGTCAAATTTGATTTAATCGGAATTCCGACAAAAAGTCCTTTGAATAAGAGCAGACGCAGTCGGACTTCAAAAAAAAGTCCGTTGAATAAGAGCAGACGCAGTCGGACTCCGAAAAAAAGTCCGTTGAATAAGAGCAGACGCAGTCAGACTCCGAAAAAAAGTCCGTTGAATAAGAGCAGACGCAGTCGGACTCCGAAAAAAAGTCCGTTGAATGAAGCATACGCATCAAACGATGACGTCCGTAATCAA